ACTACGCAACCTGCGTATGGTTTCGATGTTATCCAGAGCAGACGGCCCACCACCAACGATCATTACCTCAACGTCATTAGTCGGATGGGGTTCAACCTGCTGGAAGCCGCGTGTAATGTTGTGCGTTACGTTGGCTTTGATTGTTTCTTCATCGGTATTGAGTACGCCATGCTCTACGACATCCGCCCCACTTACCCAAGAGGTAACGTAGAACAAGCAGTAGCCTGATGCCTCTTTAGACCAATGGATGATGCAGCCACGGTCATTAAACTTCTTCAACCACCATGAGTACGGACGAACCGTCAGGTGTAGTTTATGACCTACCAGCTTACCCATTACGTCATCTTCAGTAGCTATCTGGAAGAAAACGTGTTGACAGGCGGCAAGGCAGTTATCCAAGACCTGATCAACTAGATGCGGCCTGATGTGTTCCATAACATCGGTACAGAACCCGTATGCTGCTGTAACAGGCAGGGGGTCTTTCAGGTCAGCTTCTACGAAGCGTAGTGCGTGACGTTGTGTCTCCAGCATGGGGCGAATATCTTCATCCAGACAGTTATCCGCGAAGTCCACCATCGTCACATCCAGATGACCAAAGAACGCTAGGTTTAAACCTCCACGCCCTGTGCCGCAACCTAGGTCAAGTACAGACGCGCCTTTAGGCGGTTTAGCCTGACGCAGGAACTCGTGGGAGATATGCTCTCCGGGAGAAGTAACACGATACTCGGGCCTGTCCCACATCATCTTATAGAGGTCTTTTTCCAACGGGCGAACATTAGATATATTCACCTGCGGGGCTTCAGAAAAGACGGAAGAGACTGTGGTCATGGGAACCTTATGATCGCTGTCGTAGAAGCCATTGTCGGGAACGTAACTACAAAATCTATTCCAGAAACTGTTTTATCGTTACCAAAGCTAAGTACCGCTACAGCCTTGTTTCCTTGGGTGCTATTGTAAATCAATGCCCCACCAGCGGTAAAAGTTGCAGTAGACCAAGTAGCGTCTGCAAAGCTACCCATAGCCGTTGAACCTGAAGTCGTAGGCGTAATCGAAGTCAACAAAACCCCACCAGCCGTGTAGCCTGTCCCGGTAATTTCCCCAGAAGTGGTGTAAACGGTGGTATCACTATTTAAAGTAGCTGACGAATCGTACAAAGCAATATAAAACGCATCGCCCGTAGTGGCAGTAAAGTTGTGCGTAGCAACAAGGATTTCTTGTTTGAAGGAGGTGACTAAACCTTGTGTGATCATGGAACAGCCACTCTAGCCTGACCAGACCTGTAAGCATCCCTACGGTCTTTGCCATCACCCAAGACTTTAAGGAGCGCCATAGACTCTTGATACTTGGCTTCGTAGTTTGCAATGATGTCGGCTTCGCCCTTCATAAAGACTTGGGCTTCCCGCAATGAACCGTAGAGCAATACCGTCTCAAAGTTATTACCCACCCATGAAGTACCAGCGGTAACAATGCTCTCTGGATAGTAGTAGTAATGAAGTTCCACCCCGTAGTTTGCATCAGGTGTTGGCCCGATAATCAAGGAAGTATCAGAGAACTGCGCGTAATGCGCTGGAGTCCCTGTCGAACTAGGGGTGGGGTAGGCTTCGCGGATGTAGTTCACATCCTTATTCAAGAGAAATGTCTGTGCTGAAGTCGTTGGGTCTATGACTGCTAGAGAGAACGTAGCCAACCAATCGGTAGGTAGCGTCAGGTACTTATCCCCACTAGTCATAGCACCCGTTTGGTTCTTCCGTATAGCTGGAATCTGAACCGTGTTGTAAATACGCTCCTCTGCCAATTGAACAAACGTGGGAATGCTGGAGACAAACAACGACTCCGTGTTCTCACAGTAGTTCTCAATGGTAGAGACGAGCGTAGCGTAGTTCATGGTTAGCCCATCGGCCCACGAGCCATACGACCTTTGGTCTGCGCTTTACCACCACGCACTTGGATGCCCGAGGTCTTCATACCTGTCTGGGGATAGCCACCGCCACCAGAACCAGCAGGAACCTTGACAGGGGTAGGTTGCTTGTACTGAGTAGTAGCCATTAGCGCCCCCGCTGGTTGTTAGCACGAGCCATGTTGCGCCCAACTTGCTTCATTGACATTGAGGTGGGGCCACCCTTCTTCATGCCGTGCATCGACTTCTCATGACCCTTTACGCCCTTCTTGACTTCAACATCGGCAATTCTCTTAACTTGTTTCTTGTCCATATCCATCTCCTAATTAACAGACCAGTACGTTATGTCCGTAGGGACATGGTTGATATTTGCTTTGATTACCAAGTAGTACCCACCACTGTAAGACGCTGCATCACCAATGGAGTAAGACGTTGTTGCACTCCAAGCCGCTACGTTAATCATCACCGTACCAACCTCTCCAATTGCAATAAGGTAGTTGGGCGTTAAATCAGAATCGTACTGACTCGCCCCACCCACCGGATTCCAGCCCCATTGTATAACCCTACTACCTCCAGCACCATCGTTACCTAGTTCATAATAGCTTGTATCTGGCCTAGGATTACGAACAGCCTGTGGATCATTTACAGGGTACAGCCCTAGCGACAACTGCGGCTGATCCGGCTCCCAACAGGTCGGACACACCAGAATATTCACGTTTTTGGTCTTTATGACCAAGCCTTTTAGCTGCGTGAGTTTATATCTAAAGCCGCATCTATCGCACTCTGCAATCGAAAACTTGCCAGATGAAAATTTACTAGCCACACTACCCGCCTATGAACTGTTCGCGGGGGACAAACCTGTCTGAAGCCTTCTCCCGATCCTCCGAAGCTGCTAAGTCAAACTGTCGCTCATACTCTGCCTGAAGGGTGGGAAGCCGTACTTCAGCCCCCGGAATCTTCATGGAAAGATAATACGCAAGACCCGCAACCATGCACGGAATAAATCTAAAAGGTACGTCCTGTCCATTGAGACCGTCACCTGCATCTTGCATTCTCCTCAAACGCCAATAGACAAAGGTATAGGTAGTACCCGCATCTGGGGTAGGCCAGACGTTGATAGCAGGTAGGTAGGGGACATAAATAGCCGTTCCAGTCGTATGCGCCGCTGCCGTAGTGTTAGCTTGCCCACGGACGCAGTTCTGGAGCGTTGTACTGGTTGTTCCGCTGTAGTAGATGATCTCAGAATCAACCTTGATAAACCCAGCGCTAGCCAAAGTAGTGGCGTTGCTTACCGTAATAGTGGTGTCTGTACTGGTAATTCCACCAACCAAGGTAAGGGTTGTAGTCGCAATAGCCCCCGACTGGCGGTTAATCCAGACCTGAATAGGGCGACCATTAGCTAGTTTATTGGGTATAGCCGCATAGGTAGATTCGCTAATCCGGGTAATGTTGATGTCAGATTGATTAGATGCAGAACCAGTACGAACCACATGATCTAGAAGGTCTACCGTATCTATAGGCAGGGCGTAGGTGCTTTGACCCGTTGCCAAGACAATCTGACCCTGTTCCACCGTCCACATGTTCAAGCCACGGTTTGCCCATTCCATCGTAAGAAGGTTCAATGAGCGCCTAGCTGTCCGCATATCGTAGCCAGACCGCAACTCTGCACCGCAACGCTCAAACGCCTCTTCAACCAGATTGTTTAGGTCTAGGTTAAATGACGTTGTACCTGTGGTGTTATAGGCCATTACCTACCCTTTTTAACCTTACCGCCCTCCTTAAATACCTTGGTAGGCTCTTTCCCGTCACGTTTAATGACGTTCCTAGCCTTTGGCATTTTAGAAGGGGCGATAGCGCCCATTCCACGGGAGGGGCGCATGGTTAGTAGTTTGTAAACTTAGTCTTGCCGCGTTGAGCAATGCCATCTGCACGGGCAGATACCGAACCGCCAGCAGCCATTTTGATGACAGTGCCTTTGGTCTTGCCACGGGATTCAATACCACCGCCTTTGGCAAACTTCTTCATAAACGCAGGTTTCCCGTCTTTCATTGGCATTCCGCCTTTTTTCATACCCGCCATGCCGCCCATGTTCATTTTAGATTTTTTCATGAAACCTCCTTTTTTGTACTGATACGGTTTTTCACTTGATTGAATACTTCTGTTATCTTCATGCACCGAGAGCATGTTATCTTCGGCGCGTTTGGCGTTATCCTCCAAGTATTTCATAGTCTTGTCTTTGTTGTACTCCCGCATGGTGGCTTTTGGGCGAGCCTCTATAAATGCGTCCATACCACTATCCCTAAGATCGCGGGTATCCATGTAATCCCGCTGTGCGGAGCCTGCTCCAGTACGCGCCCGAGTATTTTCGCTTTCAGAAACGCGTTTTGCTTCTTTTTCTGGCATATCTTTAAGTTTGAACCTGTCCGCCTTGCGTACGTCTCCTTGAGAAGCGGTGCCACCTTCTTTAAATTTTCTCACGGAACCACCACCTTTCATTCCAGCCATACGGTTGAGATTGGCAACAGGAAGATCAAGTTTCCCGTGCTTGGTATCTTGCTTGTTGATACGTTGCTGCGTAGTGCCACCCTTACCAAACTTCCTGCCTTTATCCGCTTCGTCAAAGTCTTTACCCACAGATTGAGATACCCCAACTTTCTTAGCGAAAGAAGGGTTGTTGGCTATAGCCGCCATGAAGTTATGCTGCTTCTTGGAGGTGGAGGGCATTAGACAAACCTGCCCTTGGTTTTGCCGCGTGACTCAATACCACCGCCACGGATGGAACCACCTTTGGCGTAGCCGCTTTTTATGGCTTTATCCTCTTTGGCGCGAGTTTTGGCATCCATTACTTCTTGAAAGTTAGAAGGGGGTTTTTCCGCTTTCCTAGCTGCATCGGTTTGTTTTTTCTGCCCCAGCGCGGTTTCCGCGTCTATCTCTTTATAATTTTTTACTGCATTGCTCGCGTCTCGTACCATAGCTTTGTGCCGCACGAGGCGTTTATAATCTCCTTCAAAGTGTTTAAAAGGATTTGCTAGGGGGGAGCCTAAATAGTTGTCTTCTGGATTGTCTTCTGGGGGTACGGGTTTTGGGGCGTCTGCCATATCAATCTCCTAGCACTTCCAAGCCCGAAGGCTTTTGTTTATACGGCTATTGGGGTCATTAGCGGTCTTGGCTGAAGTCAGCTTCTTCTTCATGCCGCCCATCCTTGCACAGAATGAAGCCTTGCGGCTACCGCCTTCTGGCTGGGGTGCTTTGAGTCCGGGTTTGCCGGGGTTAGCAGCGTTGTAGGAAGCCCTGCCCTTGGCGTTTAAACCACCCTTGGGGTTCTTGCCTTCCT